GTTCATCAAAGAAAAATACCAAACCGACACTGAGGCCTATGCGCCGCTCGGCAAGTACTGGAAGTCTCTTCACCCTGACTGCGCGTGGGGCGGAGACTTCCGCCGTCAGGACGGCAATCACTTCAGCCTGCGCTACGGGAACATGGCATGATCGCAGACGCAATCGCTGGAGTCGTCGGAAAAATCATCGACCGTGCATGGCCAGACCCTGCACAGAAAGCTGTTGCGCTTCTCGAGCTAGAGAAGATGAAGCAGGCAGGCGAGTTCAAACAACTTGATGCAGACATCCAAGCTATGCAGATGCAGGCCGATGTCAACAAAGTCGAAGCAGCCAGCACCGACCCCTTCACCTCGCGGTGGCGTCCCTTCGTGGGATGGGTGTGCGGCTCTGCCTTGGCATGGCACTACATCGGTCGGCCCATGGCCGGGTGGGTGCTGTTGCTTGCGGGAAATTCCACGCCAATCCCGGCAGTGGACTTGGGGGACCTCATCGTGATTTTGCTCGGGCTCTTGGGGCTCGGAGGTCTTCGCTCGTATGACAAACGTTTTGGGACTACAAAATAAGAGACGCTGTGGTTACTGCCACGAAATAAAACCCCTCACAGAATTCTTCGCATCAAAAACAAAAAGATTCGGCAAACAGCACACATGCAAGGTCTGCCAAAACTATCTGCGAGGCCTACTCCAGAAAAGACCAGAAGAAAAAAAGAAACGCGCAGAAAAGGACCTCGCCAAGCGCTACGGGATTACGTCCGAACAACTTCAGCGCATGATCGCCAGTGTTGGAGGAGTGTGTGAGATTTGCCAAAAGCCGCCCTCGCGCTCACGATTGTTCGTGGACCATTGCCACTCGTCCCAGCGAGTGCGAGGCCTGTTATGCTCCCCCTGCAATCTCGGCCTCGGGGGCTTCAAAGATGATGTCGAAAACCTACGCCGCGCAATCCAATACCTAGTCTATGACCTGCAGATGCCAGACCGTTGGGAGAACTTCCTCAGTGAAAAAAGATACGTCAGTCGAACCAGACCGTTGGCAAGTGCTCGGCGACCACGCAATGCCGACCGACAACGTAAATCGCCCAGCGCACTACCAGAGGGGCAATCTTGAGTGCATCGACTGCATCGACGCGGTGACTGAAAACCTCGCCGGCTTCGAAGCCGTCTACACCGCGCAGGTCGTCAAGTACATCTGGCGCTGGAAAGAAAAGAACGGCGTCGAGGACCTCCGCAAGGCGAAGTGGTACCTCGACCGCTTGATCAAGAAACTCGTCTGAGGACCCGTCATGCCAAAGCCCTCTTCTCCGAAGAAGGAGTCAGTTAACGAGTTCATTCGCTCTGCGCTTGGAAGTACGAAGCGCGAGCCCGGCTGGGAATACGGAAACGTCCTTCCCGTCCGCATGCGAAAGAATAAGCAGGGGGAGAAGGAAAGAGAGTGGGGGCTAGGCTATAGCAACACTGCGAAGGGCATGCTCGATGCGTTTACCCTCCCTCGCCGTGCGATGGAAGGAGAGGAAGTAACGCCAGAACAGGCCATGGAAATGGCCATGAACGTCAGCGCTCCGGGCGTGGCCACGGCGCGGTATGCTCCGGGCGTGCTTAACATGCCCATGGTGTACCACGGCACGCCTCACCGGTTTGACCCTACTCCTGATAATCCACTCGGGGAGTTCAGGGCTTCACAGATTGGGACTGGGGAGGGCGCTCAGGCTTATGGGCATGGGATTTATCTTGCTGAAGCCCCTAGCGTAGCAAAGGGATATCAGAAAACGCTTCGGCAGTTGAGCCCTTATACAATTGATGGCGAGTCATATCACGGCACAACAACTCGAATGGATGCGCGAGTTGGAGATTATGCTGCAAACGCTTTAGGGAGATTTGACGGCGACAAAAAAGCGGCAATTGATTGGCTAAAAAATGGCTCTCCGGACGAACAAGAAGCGGCAAAAATGCTGCGGAAAGCAAAATCTATTAGCCGAAATGAAGGCTCTCTCTACACCGCTGACCTTCCAGACGAAATGGTAGGCCGGATGCTGGATTGGGATAAGCCGTTGAGTGAGCAATCGCCAAGTGTGTTAGCAGCATTGGAAAAGTCAAAAAACAAACAAATTCGCGCAATGCTTGAGTATGCAAAAACGCCATATACAGGCGCAAGAATTGAGGGCGAAACAAAAACAATGGGCGAAGCATACCGAGTAATGAGCATGAACTTGTCTGGTCGCGCCAACGCAGAAAGCTCAAAAGCATCTAAATTGCTTCAAGAAGCAGGCATCCCCGGCATCCGATACCTAGACGAGTTCAGTAGGGGCGCGGGGGAAGGAACCCGCAACTTTGTTTTATTCCCCGGTGAAGAGAAAAAAGCCAAGATACTTAAAAGAGAACAGTAACCAAGGACCCGTCATGCCAAAACTCACCCCGCCCCCGGACTTCTACACGTGGCCCGCTGCCAAACAGCAGCGCTGGACGCGTGACATGAACGCGCTCGCTGCCGAACAGGAAGCCTACTCGCGGCCCCGTAAGGCTGCCCCGACCAAGGCGACAAAGCCCGCCGTCCCCGCGACACGGGCCAAGGCTGCCCCAGCCAAGGCCCAAGGACCACGGGCCCCGTCCCTCCCGGGAACGCTCAAGGCCATCAAAGACCGCAACAAGTACCTGCAGGGACTCCGGAACGGAGGTCTCGCAAAAAAACGGTGACAGGGTGTTGACGTGGGATAGAGTCCGGACGTAGACTCTCTCCCACGCTGTTTGAGCGTGTGAATACAGGAGAAGAACGTGCGATACACCTTCGACGACCGTCACTATGTGACGCTGTTTCAAGACGCTTGGCACTTCCTGCCAAGCGAAGCCAATGTCCGCTGGTTCAAGGGCCTCGCCGAATGGCATAAACAGGCTCAGTGGGACCAACTGCTCGACCTCGTCGGCTTCAACCGTGACTTTGACGGGGTGCGCTCATGAACTGGGAAACTGTTGCACGCGGCGCACTGGCCGAGGGCCGAGGCTCATGGGACAAGCTCCACCGTCAGGAGCAGGCCTACATCATCTCCGACTGGACCGAACGCGAGGGCAGGATCGAGATGCTCAACACATCTCCCGTAGACCTCGTCAACATGGTCGCGGACCTGTACGACCCTGAACTCAACATGGACAAGAAGGCGGGGCTCTTGGAGATTGGGAAAACCATTTGCGCCGGGTTTGCCGTGCACGCACGGCGCTCTGCCGAGAGCTTGTGGAAGCGTGAGGAGGTGCGTCATGGAGTTTGACATCACACTGCGCAGCGAGCCCGCCACCGTTGTCGTCACTGCCTACTGCCCGGATCGTCCCGGGCAGTCCTCAGGCCACCCGGACACGTGGTATCCCGAGGAGAACGGTTTCCTCGACTTCGAAGTGTTTATGGACGGGGAGATGGTTTGCGATTTGACAGACGCGGAGATCGAAGCGATTGAACAGGACGCGCTCGATCTTCTGGAATACGAGGCGGACCGTATGGCGGGGTACTACGAACAAGAGGAGCTGTGGGCATGAACGACATGATTGAGAAGATTGCGGATTGTTTGCTGCAAAATCATATGGAATTGATGGCGGAGGTAAGTCATCTACGTGAGGAGGTTTCACGTTTGATGTCCTGCAAAGGAGGGGGCTTGGGTTTAACGCATAAAGAAGTGACTGAAATTATCCGTGGAAATATGAAAATTACCGACCCTTTATTACTTGACGCCGTGCATGCAGTAGCGGTGGATATAGAGATCGCGGTGCTGGATAAGAATGGACTGCTAGAAAAAGAAGGGGAAGAGGAGTAGCAGATATGCACGCACGACTGATTTCATATACTACCACTCCGCTGGGAATCATGGCCCCGGAGCAGTTGATCGCGTACTGCGCGCGGGTAAGTAACCCGCAGAACCAGAACAGCCACGAGACAGCTGACAAGCTGCTGAGATACCTGATCGACCACAAGCATTGGTCGCCGTTTGAGATGGTGAACGTGTGCATTGAAATCAAAACCACGCGCGACATCGCACGGCAGATGCTGCGGCACCGGAGTTTTTCTTTTCAGGAATTCTCGCAACGCTACGCCGACCCGACAGAGCTGGGGTACGTGTTCCGCGAAGCGCGACTGCACGACCCGAAGAACCGACAGAACAGCATCGAGGGAGTCGGCCCGGAGTTGCAGCAGAAGTGGGATGCCTACCAGAACGAAATCATTCGGGCCGCACTCGATGGGTACAAGTGGGCGCGCGAGCACGGCATTGCAAAAGAGGTCGCACGGGCTTTGCTGCCCGAAGGGATGATGGAGAGCGTGTTGTACATGAACGGGAGCGTCCGTTCGTGGATTCACTACCTTGATGTTCGCACCGATCCATCCACCCAAAAGGAGCACCGGCAGGTTGCATTAGAGTGCGCGAAGATTCTTATAGAGTTGATGCCGAGCTTGGTTAAGAAGGAGGCTTCGGTGACGGCTTCGGTGACGGCTACGGCTCCGGATACGGAACGCCGGAGATTTTGAGGAGGG